CTTAAAATAGTTTTTTCTTTATAAAAAGATAAACAATTTTTTTCATAATCTTTGTCTTCTTTAGTAATCCATAATTTTTCAGAAGCCCAATTTAATAGATTTGAAAATTTATTTAAATTAATAGCATTAGATAGAAGGTCCCCAGTAACATAAGAATACTTATAAAAATTTTCAGTGCTTTCCAAAAGTTTAGGAATAAGACCTTCTAAACTTTTACTTCTCAAAACTCTATCAGAGCATATTTTTTTATTATAAAAAAACTTAATAACAAAATCAGAGAATACAAAAATATTTTCATCCTCCTTATCAAGAACATGAATTGTCCCTTTAATTTTAGAACGAGTTCTTTTTAGTGAATCAACATTTCCAATATCATACCATTCATCAAGATGAACTATAGAAAAATCATTCATTTTACGAATAACATGACAATCACTTAAGTCACTAGTATTTAAAGTTGTGATAATAGTTTTACAAATATCCCAAAATACTGCATACTGTTGAATACCAGAAACACCCACATAAACAAAATCAAAATTTTGTTCGCCCTTTTCATTGATTGATGCAATTTTTCCATTAACACAATTAATAGTTCTATATGATTGACTGTTATCCCCACTACCACCAATAGACCAATTTGTTGAAAAATCTACTGAATGAATATAATTCTTTGGAAGAATTGTATCACAGGCATGAAATATAAATGGACACTGCAAATAATCTTCACACAAAGAAATGGAATAGAGTAAACTACTACCCTCTCCCATATAATTATCAACTTCAACAAATTCAATTTGTCTTTCTGGATGTGCAAGAGTCAGGTACTGTTTTACATGAGATCCATAATGACCTAACGTGACAACAAATTCAACATCATCAGGATATGTCTCAATAATATGAGATATAACCGGTTTATCTCCGACTCTAACCAAACTCTTATTTGTAAATTTTGTTAAATTGCCAAGTCTAGAACCTAATCCACTAGTTGTAAGTAAAACTTTATACTCTGCCATACTTATCTTCCAATCTTACAATATCGTCTTCGCCAAAATATTCACCAAGTTGAACTTCAACAAATACCAAATCATCTTCTCCGGTATTTGTTATTTGATGCTTCGCTTCTTTCGGAATAAAAATGACATCACCTTGTCTGTAATAATGAACTTCATCATCTACCTTGACTTTACCGGTGCCCTTAACTAATACCCAAATTTCACTTCTTTTAAAATGATACTGATAACTTGGAGACTCTCCAGATTTAATGACTATTTTTTTAACTTTGGTATATTCCTCATCCATTAGATTCGTATAAGAACCCCATGGTTTTAATACTTCTTCAGACATTTTCTTTATACCACTCATATGTGCTTGCAATACCTTCACGAAGACCAATTTTAGGTTCCCACCCAAGTGCCTTGATCTTATCTACATTCAGAACTTTTCTTGGAGTTCCATTAGGTTTGGAGGTATCCCATTCAATTTCACCAGGATATTCAACAACTCCCGCAATTGTTTCTGCAAGTTGTTTGATTGTTACATCTTCACCTGTTCCGACATTGATATGTTCAGATTCATCGTACTTCTCCATACAAACATAACATGCTTCCGCAAGGTCATCAACGTGAAGGAACTCCCGCATAGCAGATCCATCACCCCAGAGTTGCACTGTTGGACCATACCAAGGACCACCATAATCAATTACATACCCTGCTTGAGCAGCATCATGAAACTTACGAATCATTGCAGGGAGAACATGCGACGATTCCAAATCAAAGTTATCATTAGGACCATAAAGATTCGTAGGCATCAATGAGATGGCATTGAAACCATGCTGTTGCCGATATGCCTGACACATCATGATACCAGCAATCTTAGCAATTGCATAAGCATCATTTGTTGGTTCCAGAGCACCAGTCATTAACTGGTCTTCGGTAATTGGTTGAGTTGCAAACTTAGGATAGATGCAAGAAGAACCGAGAAACAGAAGTTTCTTAACACCAAAGTTGTAAGACTGCTGAATCAGATTAGTTTGAATTTGAAGATTCTCAGTCAGAAAATCTGCCTTATATGTATTGTTTGCCATAATGCCACCAACCTTAGCGGCAGCAATAAACACATACTCAGGTTCTTCTGAACAGAAATACCGTTCAGTTTCATCTTGATCTGTGAAATCTACATCATCACGAGTTCCTTTAATGATGTTAGTAAATCCTTTACTTTCAAGATTTCTAACGATTGCCGATCCAACCATTCCATTGGCACCGGCAACTAATACTCTAGAATTACTGTCCATTGATACACATATCCTCAACTAATTGTTTAAAAGAAGTTTTGGGTTCCCATCCCAATTTTTCCTTTGCCTTAGAGGCATCACCTAATAAAGTTTCCACTTCAGCAGGTCGAAAATATTTAGCGTTAACTTTTACAATGGTTTTACCAGTGAATTTATCAACACCTCTTTCAGAAATACCTTCACCCTTCCATACAATATTCATACCAAAATATGGTGCCGCTTCTTCTACAAAATCACGTACAGAATATTGCTTTCCAGTAGCAATCACATAATCTTCAGGAGTATCCTGTTGAAGCATTAACCACATTGCTTCTACAAAATCCTTAGCGTGTCCCCAGTCACGTTTTGCATTTAAGTTTCCAAGTTCAAGAACATCCTGAAAACCGGTAGAAATATTTGCAAGTCCCCGAACAATTTTTCTAGTAACAAAAGTTTCACCACGGCGAGGAGATTCATGATTAAAAAGAATACCTGTGCAAGCATACATTCCATATGCCTCACGATAGTTCTTTGTAATCCAATATCCATAAATCTTTGCTACACCATAAGGAGAGCGGGGATAAAAAGGAGTAGTTTCACTCTGAGGAGTTTCTTGAACAAGACCATAAAGTTCGCTTGTAGAAGCTTGGTAGATGCGGACACGATTCTCCATACCCAAGAGACGCACCGCCTCAAGAACACGAAGAGTTCCCACACCATCGACATCAGCAGTATATTCAGGCATCTCAAAGGATACTTTAACATGACTCTGAGCACCAAGGTTGTAAATTTCATCAGGTTGAACTTTTTGAATAACTCTGACTATATTAGTAGAATCTGTTAAGTCTCCGTAATGTAATTTAATATTTTGATATAAATGGTCAATTCTTTGAGTATTAATTTGAGAAGAACGACGAATGATACCATGTACCTCATATCCCTTCTCAAGTAGAAGTTCTGCAAGATAAGATCCGTCTTGCCCAGTAATACCAGTAATTAGTGCTCTTTTCATAGAATTTTTTGAATAAATTGATTAACAATTTCAATCTCTTTTTGGAGTCCGTTATCCATACCAATACTAAATTCGGGATTAAATCCAAATACAGTATTATACATTGGATGAACACAAAATCCATTATCAATGTAATAACACTTTTTATTATGAGCGTTTTTATATTCACTCAAAGGAACTTCATCAAATCCATCATTAGGAAGTTCTAAAATTTTACGCCAATCTTCTGTTTTAAAAGCAAAAATATTATTCGTAAAATAAGGACGATTAAATTGTTTTAGGGAATATTTTTGTTCGGATAAAAACTTATCCATAGTGTTAAGCACATAATCACTCAAAAGAAGTTGTGCCTCAACAGAAATACGAACTGGATGAATTCCACGATAGTAGTGATTAATATTAGCAACACCTTTATAATATTCTTCAGGATTCCACTCTTTAGCATCAACGGTGTGTTGATTCAATGAAGTGTAATCAACTCCCCAAAGATTATTGGGCATATACCTATTCTTAAAGAGAGAATGCAATTTCTCTTTAACTTCAATATCCTCAACATATGCCTCAATAAACTCATCCACAAGAGGGATATTAGTAGAGACCAAAGGAGACAAAAGAAGAGTATCAGGATCGTCAAGGATATTAATATTCTCAATCATATAATCCCAAACATGATTGTTCATAAAACAATCTTCATCAAGTTTGACAGAATAAGGATTTTCATCTTTACTTGCTAATTTTGCCTTAGCAAGATAATTTCCATTATAAGGAAAAATAATGACCTGAGATGCGATATCCGGATCAAGATAATCCAACCATGGTTCATCGTTTGTGGCAAGAATATTAATCTTGATTTTCTTTTTATTTTCTGGTTTGATTTTGTTCAGAAAATGAGATGTCAGACGCCAATACTCAATTGGTCTGGCGTGTGGCAAATAATCAATAGTAATCATAAATGTTCAGCGTACCAAGCAATAGTTTTATCTAGTCCTGTATCTATATCAAATCTAGGAGACCATTTTAATTCATGCCTAATTTTAGCAATATCGGTAGAATAGCGGCGGTCATGCCCAGGCCTATCTTCAACATATTCTATCATATTTTCCTGCATATTCATACGATCAAGAATCATACGAACCAAATCAATATTACGAATCTCACATTCCCCACCAATATTATATTTTTGACCGACTCTTCCTTTAAACCAAATTTCAATTAGTGCTTCACAATGGTCCTGTACATATAACCAATCCCTAACTTGCTTACCATCTCCATAGATAGGAACTTTTTTACCTTGTACTAAATTAGTAATAATCTTAGGAATCATCTTTTCAGCATATTGCCTTGGACCATAATTATTGGAGCAATTTGTAATTACTACCGGAAGTCCATAGGTATTATGATAGGCCATCACAAAATGATCGGATGCTGCCTTTGATGCGGAATATGGATTGCGTGGAGCATAGTTTGAATTCTCCGTAAAGTATCCATCTTCAATAGAACCATATACCTCATCGGTTGAAATGTGTATGAATTTTTTAACTTCATATTTTAAGGACAAATTTAAAAGATTAACTGTTCCTAAAATATTAGTGTGAATAAACTCCTTACAATCTTTAATAGAATTATCAACGTGACTCTCTGCAGCAAAATGAAAAACTACAGAAGGTTTATACTTTTTAAAAATAAATTCACAATTATGCTCTTCTAGAATATCTGTAGTGTAAAATTTTACATCATCAGGAATATTATGCCAATCTGCTGCATAGGTTAATTTGTCAACACAGACTATTTCTTCATCTGTGCAAGTAATTAAATGGTGAAGAAAATTACTTCCGATAAATCCTGCACCACCTGTAACTAAAATAGTCATGATTAATTTTGCTTCAGCGAATATTTTTCTAAAAGTTCAGGAGAATATTGTTTAATATCTTTAATATTGTTTTCTTCTCTTTTTGCTTTTTCAAGTTCATAAACTCTGTTTCTAAGTTCAGTAGTAGAATACTGATGTCTCCTTAAATGATAATGAATTTCAATATCATTGTCCATACAATATTGTTTTCCTGTAAAATCAATATCCTTATATTCTTCACTCAAAAATCTGATATGAAAAGTTTGAGTCTTAATTAAATTAAGAAGATCTGCTTCAGTGTCATAGACAAGAATCTCATCAACATACTTGCACGATTGTACTTGAACATATCTTTCATAGATTGATTGCACTGGTTTATTTTTTAAACTAGGCCTATCAACTGTTGGATCAACCTGGAGTGCTACCTTTAAATAGTCGCACATCTCCCTCTCCATTTTAAGCATTGTGACATGCCCAGCATGAAAAAGATCGAAGCAACTACAATTAAAACCTATTTTCATATTAAAAATACTTTTCTTTATTATACAAAAAAAGATGGGTTTATGCAACCCATCTCATGTAACTCAGGCTCGCCACCAATTCTTTGACTGGAAATTGGAAACCAGGCGGGAGTAACCTCCATCCGCACCACCAATTCTTTGAAGGAAAAATTGGAAACCCAAGGGGGTCATACTGACTCCACCACCTAGTTTTGAGAAACTAGGAAAAGTTGAATAAGTTTAGGAATTTCTATTGCAGCATAAAATCCACATATAACAAGTATATCCCAAAACTTATATTTAATAGCAAAGGGAATTACAAAAACATTTCCTATGCATTTAACAAATAGACCGATTTTCAAATCTCCCCAAAGCAAGAAAAAATATCCCGATAAGAGAAGAATGTTACCAATGTATCTGAATAAATCAGACTTTGACATAAGGGGTTTGCTCCCGACCAGTACTGTTATAGACCATCCGTGTCTTCATCATCCTTAATATAACAAGGGACTGTATCCGGATCTAACCATTTAGCATATTCAATGTCTTCCATTGCTAGAGAACATTGCATTCCATTATCAAAAAGATAGATGTCATTCCATCGTTTAGTATATTCATTTTTCTTTTGCAAACGATAATCAGGTTTACCATTTATTTCAAGAATACCTGCTTCAATAAAGCGATAGTCCTGGCGTTCTAGAAGAACTTTTGTCATACTTCAACTGCCTCAAGATCAGCAGCAACGTATTCCATCAGAATCTCATAGTCATCTAAAGGATCACCCGAAAATACAACTCCATATCCTTCATAGAAACGGCGAACCTTTTTATAAAGTTTCGGATTCTTTACATCAAGGTAGAAATCACCATTAGCAGCACAACGAAGAGTGCTAACATCTTTCTTGAATTTTGTGATCAGAGACATTGTTTTGTTTTGTTTGCCTTGTTATTATAGTGTGATTTGAGTTTTAAGTCAAGTGTGCCAGTGAAGAAACTGGCAAGTCGGAGTGATAGGATTTGAACCTACGACCGCCCGCTCCCAAAGCGGATGCGCTACCAAACTGCGCCACACTCCGTTACACCGTTATTTATTGTGGTGTATATACATTATACCTAATGCTGCCGGTGCTGTCAAGAGCAATCCGATAATAAAGATGCCAACCTGATTCTCCAGTACAGATTCCACAATATGAAAAATCATCTACCCCTCCAGTTTTTATATTCGTGATAAAAGTATTGGTCTACTTCAGTAAGACCGCTTAAAGGGGCGTATACACCCCAATTAGACCACTCTAAACAAAACTGTTTGATTGACCAATCAATTTTTTGGTGCCCATACATTCTAGTAAATGATGATAGGGCAAAATTATATTTTTGTTTATTTTGGATATGCATGGGTGAGTCCCCACTGAACAAACAAAGAGATAGAAGAGATTAATAAAATTGAAGATATTATAGTTTTATTCATCGTCCTCGTCCTCATATAAGGAGTTTAAAAAAATTAATTTAGAGTGATTTTAATCCATGGAAATAATGGTGGAATAACACCCACTAGTCGGAGGAGTCCCTCAGCAAATAAAGAAAGAACCACCCAACCGACGCACATACTAATGATAGAAGCATTACGGTTGTGTCGTCGTATTGCTGCATCAATCATCTCCTGAACTTCTGAACGACTCACATATTCATAATCAAAGGGTTCCATCACTTATCATCTCCAAAAAACTTTGCCATAGGATCTTTTTTAGTCCTGACAATTTCACATGCCCTTTTGTAGAACATGTTATTTGTTTTACCAGAGGCTTCAAAAGTTGCCTTGATCTTCACCCAGTTATCATAGGTGTGCTGATCCATAGCCTTAAAGTTGAATACTACTAGTTATATTAGTGAGTAATTTCAACTTGTCAATTATGTGTTGAATTCAAAAAACTCTTTAAGAAAATGTAAAAATTTGTTGTATTTCTAAACGGAAAGAACAGGAATCGAACCTGCGAGGGCGTTAACCCCAGCCGCTTTCAAGGCGGTGTCCTCGACCAACCGGACTCTTTCCAATAAAAGTCCTCAACGGACTTCAAAATCTAAACGTTTTACTTTACGTTGACGACGTGCTTCTTGCCAAGCAATGTCTTCATTAGTAAGAAAATTAGTTTTTGATTTATTATTATAAAAGTTTAGCATAACAACTTGCGATAAGTCAACTGCTGAAATAACTCCACCACGAATAGTTGCCATATTAGAGCAACCACATGTTACAGTTTTACTAGGATGCCCTTCCAACTCTCTACCACAAGAGCGGCATCTTATTCTTAAGTTTTCCATTTTTCATTATCCAATAAATTATTTTTCAGTAAATGACCTTAAGAACCAGATAAACTTACCGTGTGCTTCATTAAGGTCATCAAGAAGATTTGTAGTTCCTCTTGATTTTAATTCTTCTGCAACTTCTGCTGCTTCAGAAAACATTTCTACAACTTTTTTATGATCATCTAAAAGGTCTTGAATCATTTCCATTTCAGAAAGTCCACTTTTTGCTTCAGTCACTCTTGATACTTCAGCAACTCTTGAAAGTGAACTAATCGGTTTTGCTCCAAGGAAACGAATATGTTCAGAGATTCTGTCAATTTCCTCAAATAAGTCTGTGTATTGCTCACCAAACATAGTATGAACTTGATAGAAATCAGGTCCAGTAATATGCCAATGATATACCCAGGTCTTCTGGAAAAGAACAAAAAGACTTGCTTGAGTATCAGAAAGAATTTTAAATAACTTTTCCATTATACCAGTTTTTTAGGTATTTATAATATGGGCGATACTGGATTTGAACCAGTGACCATCTCCGTGTAAAGGAGGCACTCTACCACTGAGTTAATCGCCCGATTTACTACGATTGTAGTATATACTCTACAGTATTGGCAATATCATTCATGGCATCACGAAGATTTTCTCTTTGACCTGACTCTTGTTTAACAATAGGACGATGATCGTCGATTAAAGTCCAACGCCACTGCTTCATACCCTCACAATACCAGAGATTAATTTTCATTTTTAGAATGTTCTAGTTTAATCCAATTTATAAGAGCATTAATTTCTAACCATTCTTCCTGGTTCATTAACGGTCCAAATTCATCAAGATAAAAACTCAATGCTTTAATGGTCAATTGCCTATCACGTTGGGAAATAAGAGACATAATCCTCCTAACTCATGATTTATAATACATTAAAAAGGGGGTTGTGTCAACCCCCTCAGTTACTTTATGTAGGTATCCTATCAGAAAGTAAACTTGGTCTGGATTACACCACCCCACTTGCTGCTGTCCTGATAACGTTGATTGTTTTCAACGTAGAACAGAGCAGGAGTGATGCTGATGTTGTCGGTAACTTGGAACTTGTAGAAGAACTCAAGCATCGTGGCATCAGATACACCAGCGGTTTCAGCAGAAGGTGCTTGTCCAACAGCAACACCAGCGGTGTTACCAGCAACAAAAGCATCTGCCCACTGAAGACCAACGAACCAGGAATCGGAATCGGTTGCATCAGTAGAACCAACAGCACCATTCACGAAGTTATATCCGTAACCAGCACTGATGGAGGGAACCCAACCAGATTCAGAAGGTTGCCAGTATGCGTTAAGAGCAATGGCATTGGACTCTTGACCATCTACAAGAGCACCAGAGGCACCCAGGAGACCGTTGTAGGTGCGAGGACGAGTGCCCTCAGAACCGTAACGATAACCAACACCAACACCCCAGTTAGATGCCTTATAACCAACCTGAGCAAGGAAGTTCAGAGCACCATCGGAGTCAAATACACCAGTTGAAGTGTCATCACCGTTCTGAGCAACATAGTTCAGACCAGCAACGAAACCGTTCTTACCGACATACTGAGCACCGACACCAGCACCAGTTGCCTTGTTATAGACACCAGGAGCACCAGCAACAGCAAAGAAGTCAAGGATTTCCGACTTATAAGCAGAAGGAACCCATGCCATCTCAGTGTTACGAACCAGAGCACCGGCAGTCAGAGTTACACTATCACTCACAGGGAACTGATAGTACAAACGGTCAATTACGACTGTATCATTGTTATTGGTCGTAGTGTTGTCTGCCTTGTCCAGTTTGAACAGGGAAGAAGAAGAAGCAAAAGGATCGGTGCTGAAGTTAGAAGAACGAAGACGGGTACGGAGTAAATCCTGACCAGTGAACGAAGTATCAAAGTTCAGACGAACATCATAGTTAAATGCGGTATTACCCACATCAGCACCAGCATTGGTTTCAAGACTGGGAACGCCACCAAGAACAAAGTTTACCTCACCCTTGAGTTTAGTTGTGGTAGAGAATTGTGTTGCTTCCAAGTTTCCAACACGACCCTCCAGACCATCAACACGACCCTTGAGTACGGCAAGTTCGGTTTGGAATTCGTTCAGCAGTTTGCGAAGTTCATCTGTAGTTTCAGTTACACGATCCAGACAAGCATTCAGAAGAGCAGCGGCTTCAAAGCGAGTCATCGCCTGACCACCAACAAAGGTGCCATTAGGATAACCGGCAACGCAACCATAAC